CATCGCCGTGCATGTGTCGAAGTGGTCGAACGGCACCTCGTCACGATGGATAGGACACTTCCAGCCGATGATGGGCATGACTACTCCCCTCCCACTTCATCAATTCGTATGGTGAAAACAGCCATCTGCCCCGCGGCTGGATCAAGGCTGTAATACCTCGCCACCTTGTCACAAAGGATCATCACCCCGTACCGAGTCACCCCCGCTACCTCGTGCGCACCGATGTACCTCGGCTCCTCACACCCCGTCCCCAGCGCGGCACTGTCCTGCATGACGAATTTGTGATACAGCGCCCCATCGGTAATCTGCGGTGTGCTGATACACGCCGTCTCAGTCGAGGTAACGCGCGGATTCGCCTCTGTCTTTACGAGTTGTGCGGCGTGTGCAAGAAAGGCGAGGCTGCTCTCAGTACAGGGGGTGGCAACGGCAAGTAGCATCATCAAAGCGAACATGGCTAGCTCTCCCAACTATGAAGCGCCGTCATCGTCTCGTTATGCCCGGGGTACGCAATGTGCTGCCCCTCGTGCCCCTTCAACCGCGAGCACGAAATGATGGCGTAGCGGTTGCCGTGCTTGTCGATGATGTTCTTGAGATCGCCGCTAGTGGCTAGGCAGCGCCCCTTCGCCGATCCCGGCTGCAGATGCTTCGTCTGTCGTTCGATCCAGGCCATGTCGGGCGGCTCCTGTGTGGGTGGCGGTGGCGCATCGTTGAAGAGGGGTGAGGGGGGTGCGATGGTCCACTGTATCGGCTGAATGGCGGCACCCGTACCATAATTAGCAGGTGTGAGCGATGGTGCTGGTGACACAGCATCCGGCGGCGCGCACAGGTGTGAGCGGAGGGAGCAGTTGCATGGGGCGTCTACTGAGTACTGAATGCTACCGTACTGACTGTGAGCATGCCAACACCCACATCGACAAGCCATATGATGAAAGATCATCTCTTCATCTCCTGCCAAGCCTTCATCAACGCCCGACACGCAAGGTGAACCAACGGATGCGCGCCGCTGTCCTTGTCCACCTTCTCCCCGTGCATGTACTTGTTAAGATGGCTGAATATGGCAGGTAGATGGCTTGTATCAACCTTCCACGACGGCTTGTCCCCCGCCGCCCGCTTAACCCCGCCATCCTTCATCGCCATTTGCAGCAGCAGCACAAACTCCCGCAACGCCTCCGCCTGCTCCAACGTCGTCTGCCACTGCTCGATGTGATACCCCGGCTCGTCCTCCACGGGCGAGATCACAAAATCGATATCGGCGAGTGTTGTAAGAGCCGTGCTACTCACCCCCCACCACCTTCCCACCCACGATGGGTACCTGCGTCACGTGAAATCGATCGCCATTGACGGTGACCGTGCTGAACCCCTGCTGCCAATTCGGAAATTGCATGTATTCCGGGTTCATATCGCACAGGCAGCCGTTTTCCCACGCGCCCTGTTTCCCGCGTAGGTTGGCGTTGTGGTACGCCCCCATGCGATGCGTATGTCCGATGATGACGCTCACCCCAAGCCGCTCAAGATGCATACGTGCGCTGTAGGCTGAGTGCGCTGACAGTCTGAAGCCATGCGTGACGACGAGGTTGCCGTTCGCGAGTTCAACCCGCCAGCCATACGGCTTCCACGTCACACCCGACGCGACGAAGAACCGCTCAAACGCACGCTGTGGGGAGATCTCCCCACCAGCGAGCACTTCCAACACCGCCTTCCCACGTGGCGATGGGTGCTCTAGCTCGTGCGAGATTGCCTTGTCCCAGCGCACCTCATGATTCCCCCCTAACCAGATGACATTCGGCGTGATCTCTCGGCACGTTCGCTGCACGATCAAGCCACGATCCCGCTCAACCGCCACCGTCGCCCATGCGTTCTCAGGATCTTTCGTGTAGCTCGACAACGCATAGCAGTCCAGCACATCACCGTTCAAGATGATGAGATCGGGCTTGAAGGCGCGGGTGTAATTGATAGCGGCGTTCAGCGCGTCGCTATCCTCAAACGGAATGTGAATATCGCTCAGCACGACGATGCGCTTAGCACTCGCTCTGATCCGCTTATCCCGCGCACTCACCCCAATGATCTGCGCCGCACGGAACTTTCGACTACGCGCGTTATTCGTCGCCGCTTTCTCCTTGTACTTCGTCCCGTCGATACGGCGCTTCTCATCCCGACGCCGACTCGCCGCACGTCCCTTCGATGTGCGTTGGTATTTCGCCTGCCGTTCCGCCCCGGACATAGCCATCGTGTATCCCCGACGCGCGATCGAAAGTGCAGGGGTGACGGCCACCGACGACCGCCACCCCCACGAGGAAGGAGGAGAGGAGCCTAGTTAACCAGCACCGAGTCGGCGATCGCTGCCTGCTGGGCGGGGAAATCGCGGGTCTTGACGATGGACAGCCCGTTCTTCGCATCCGTCACGTCGAAGAAACCGGCGATACGATTCCGCGTATTGACATACGGCGTCCCCGTCGCAGGATTGATCTTGTCACTCTCGTTGCTTTCGATGCTGAACTTGACGATCGCGTTCTTGCCATCCCACTGGTTGATGCGAAGATGCTTGAGCATGTAGTCAAGCCTCTGTTCGGGGGACAGTCCGTAAAACTGCGCCTTGAACATCTCCGCAAGCGCCTTGCGGTCGTCCTTGTTGCTAGGATCAATCGCACCAAGCTCGCTGAAGTTGAAACCGAACTTCTCGTTCACGCTGTAGTCGGCGCCCGTCTTGGTGAGCGTCTTGGTGGCGGAACGCAGGAAACCAATCAGCCCCGGCGAGAGGTACATCCGGCTCTGGACGGTCGTATCCTTGAACGGGCCATCGGTGATGCGAACGCTGAGATCGATGAAGGGGGTGCCGCCGGTGCCATCCTCGCGCACCTGACTCGACCCCGGCACCATCACCGAAATCCGCGCGGGGTAGAACGACTCGGGGAGAATGATCCGCCCCCCACCGCCGAACTCCTGGAACTCCATCGCTTCGAATGCTGCCTCGTAGACATTGCTACTCATCGCTTCTCTATCCTCCATGTGTGGCGACGGTCAATGGTCGCCGTTGTTTATGTTATCGAACGCTCGCTTGAGTTGCGTCGTCGCCTCGACGCTGCCCCCCGTCATCGCCGCGCGGTACTCCAACAGCAACCGAACCGCCATATCAATCGGCTGCTCATCCTCGCGTGCATCATCGCCGAAGCAGCTGGCAAGCACATCCCGCAGACGGGCGAGACTTTGTACGTGACGACAGGATGTCATAGATCGTTGATTTGCTTTTTCGCAAATTCAAGCACCTGTGTTGCGGCTTCGCTTGCTGCTTGCCTCCAAGCCAAACGGGCCCAAGTGTGTACCGTCTCTCGCTGTTCAGCAGTTAAGGTGCGTAATGCTGTAATATTGTCGTCCCACCACGCTTCGAAGTTCATTACTGACCCTCCCCACGGTAATACGCCATCAACTTCCCCCACATCTCGCCGATGTTGGGATTGTTGACGGTTTGCTCGAAGATATTCGGTGGACACTTCGCCGCCCACTGTGCACCTGCGACGGTATGCGCGAGGTATTGCCCCTGCTCGACGGCAAGGCGTAACGTCACCTCGAATTGGTAAGGCAGCGCCCGCGGAGCAATCTTCCCCGGTAGGATGGGGATGAACCGCCCACTACCGTTCTCATACTCCTCCCCGACGGTCCAGTACTGCCCGACGGGTTCCATGCCGTATTGCTTGCATACCTCCGAAGCCGCAACCTTGATCCCCTTGACGAAGTCCACCCCATCCTGGCCGATTAGGTCATATGCGCGGAAGGTGTTCTGTTCCCCCGTCGTCTTGGCAACCGGCATGTTCTTCAACCGGTACGCCTTCATGACATCCATCACTTCCATGATCCCGTCGCCGCAGATGATGTCGATGGCGCGCCCGTTGTGTTCGCGATACTTGCCATTGGCGAGGGCCTCCTTGAACGCCACCAGCCGCTCGAACTTCTCGTTGATGGTGGGGGGTCGCTTGGCACCCGTCGCACGATCTTCAACCGGCCCGTCGATGTAAACCACCTTCGGCCGCTTGCTGAGCAGTCGTCCAACCTTTGCTTCGACAGCCACGACGAGCACGTTGTACCCCGCTTCGATTAACGAATAGATGCCATGCGTCTTCCCCGTCCCACTATCCCCCTGCACGAGCATCGACAGCATCATGTCGCTCGGCTCACCTTCGTGGATCTCGGGAGCGGCTTGCACGGTGGGCGGCGTGTTGACCACCGCACGCGGCGCATTGAAATTCGGCTTGACTACGGCGCCCATCTAATTCCCATCCTTTCCCATCGCATGCTTCCCATCAAACATGAAAATCGTCAGCATCGCTTCGGAACGAATGCGGTCGCTGTGCTTCTGCACATCCAATAGCGGCGCGTAGATCTCACTCCGCTCCGCCATGATGTCCGTTCGCAGCGGTCCCAACGCCGTCTCCCCCTGTGCCGCATACGCACACAACAACCGCACCATCGGCGCCGAATACGCATGATGGTTGTACGCATCGACCCACGACTGCACAGCCTTCTTCGCGATGTATTCGAAGGTGTCGTTGTCCTTCTCATCGCCGTTCTGCCGCACTTCGCCGACGATCTCGGAGGTGGCGGCGCATAAACGTGCAAGCGCAACCACAACCCCCTTCCAAGCGGCAATGAACTCCGCCTGCCTGGTGGATATGTCGATGCTATCGAACGACACGATCTACCTCTTCGAGCACCGATTCCAACTTGAGGTGGACGGCGCCCGCGTTCAACGGGATGCCGGTCTCATGCGCGACCTTGGCAATCTTCGCAATCCGCTCGACCATGTTCCGCATGCGGCGGATGGCGCGTTGTTCCGCAGCTGCCGCAGACGCACCGTTAGATTCGAACATCATCCACCTCCTCAAGCGTGAATGCGCTCATATCATTCAATCGCGAGTAGTCATATGAGATGATTTGTAATTGATCGTGATATTCGGCGAGATACGTCCGAAGCGCATCTGCCGCCTCTACCCCGCGTCCCTTCACTTCCAACACCCGACGTGTTCTAACCTTCGCCATTGTGTTCATCCTCCCTCGTTGCACAAACATACCGAGGTGCCACACGATTGTCAATGACAAATGTGTGTGGTACCCTCTCTGCTATAGAGTTTCCTTAGACAAACGCCAAGGAGCTACAGTCAATTGAGCGAGCCTAAAATTATTCGCCCGGAGGGCTGGATGAATCATGCCGAATCACTTACAAATCCGACATTCGTATGGGAGGGCGTACTACCCAGCAGCGGTGTCGTACTACTGCACGGCTCCCCTGGTTGCGGTAAGTCCGCCCTGCTGTGGGGCATCCTTCATCACTGTGCGGATGGTGCGCCCTATCTAGGCATCCCGACAACGCCGACTAGTTCTATTCTACTGTGCAACGACATGAACGAATCTTCTTTGAAGATCCGTTGGGCGAACTTCAATCCCAAATTCGCAGTGTGCTGTATGGATCGGATGGACGTAACAAGTCCATCGAATGCTTTGTATCTTGGTAAGATCGCGGAGTATGTGACGGACAACAACGTCCAGATCATCGCCGTGGATGCCTTGGGCGGTCTATTAGGCGGACGTTCAATCCGAGACGATGACACAGCCAACCTAGTCGTCACCCGCCTACATCAACTATTCCCCAACCGGCTCATCATCCTTCTGGGACATGACCGAAAAATGTCCCAGGAAACCAAGGAATTTGGCAGCGAATCGTTCCTTGGCAGTCAGTTATGGCGAGCCCACTGCACGGTTCAGTTGTCCATGCGGCGTTCCGGCCATAGCGAATCTCGGCTCACCCACAGCAAGAGTCAAGTTTCCCCGCTGCTCTCGAATGACATCCGTCTCTACATTGATGATGCGGGGCAAGCCGAAGCGTACAACGAGTCCCGTGCGCGAACGATCATCAAGCAGCTGCAAGCGGCGTGTACGGCGCTCAAGCTTCCCTATGACGAAATCGTAACCGGCAAGCGGGAGGTGACGAACATTGAAGCCATGGCTTTGGGGAACCGTCTACCAGGCAAGGGAGGAGTCATGGGTATCTCGGCAAACATGGTGCGAAAGCGCATCGCCCGAGTACGGGAATTTTCCACTGTAAATGGGTAGCAAAACCGAAGTGTGCTGTGTAAGTTCTTTGTTTACAACAGATACAGATTGTAACGGACCCTGCTGTAAATCCCTGAACTGTGCAGGGATCTTTACACTTTGGGCTTACAGCGTATGGAGGGACGGTCGTGGTTAGCAATCCCAAGGTCGGCTTGCTGGTTCAGATCGGCGACAACCCGAGTGCACCACTGGGCATGGTGGTGTCTAGCGCATTCAAGGATCGCTACAACAACGAGGGCGGCGTTTCCGTTCGAGTGTTCATTCCCGGTACCGGTATCGTGGTGCTCCCATGCGTTGTTCTGCACATCCCGTACAACGACTGATTCTTACAATTGTAGTGGTTTCTTCTGTAGCCTGCGTGGATGCCCCTAGGCAGGTGATGGTAGAGCGGGCGTCTTGGAGTACCGCCCGCGCTCTTACGCTCAACACAGGGCATCTGGTGCCCTCACAGTGGCATTCTCCTGAAGTGGTGCGAGAGTGGCGCGTCCTCCGCACCCCCGACGGCGCCAATCGCATCCTCGGCATGTACCTAGCTGGCTATGAAATCGACGCGGCTGGTACAGTGGTGTTACGGGAGCGCATCATTGTCTACCTACTGCCATCCGAAGAGTGCTGGCTACCCATCGTGCTGACCCATGAGTACCTACACGCCATACACACCCGACTTGTGACAAAATACGGCACCACATTCACATCCATGGACAGCGAATCGTGGGTGCAGGCGACCCTCGGCTTCCATGGCGAACTTGCACCATGTATCACAGACGGAGATGACAATTGAGCGACGAAATCGAGAATACTTGTAATACCTGCACGCCGACTGTCACCTCACCGCCTGCGTTCGGTGCCGCCTTCTCGCATACACAAGCAACCACCCTCGCCAACGATCATGGCATCTTCACGCTTGCAGGTGTGATCGATGAGGCGGTCGGGGATATGTGTCTCTCGTTCCTGCTACTTGCACTGAAACGCGCGCAACCCCCTACGTTGATAATCTGCAGCCCCGGCGGTGAGGAGCCCTACGCCCGTGCCGCCATCGGCGCCATCGAAGCGTGCAAAGCGAGCGGTCTCGTCGTCACAACCATCGGCGTGGGCGATGTGTGCAGCGCCGCGTTTAACATCTTCATCAGCGGCAGCAAAGGGCATCGCTACGCACATGAGCTATCGACGTACATGACCCACGCTACGTCTACCAACACCCGCAACAAGCGCGAAGGGGAACTGTGCGAAGAGACCGACCGTGCGATCATCAACGCCTACACCACCGTCGATTCGCGCCTCCGCAACCGTTGGCAAGAAACCGGCGACCATTTCATGTCTGCTGACGAGGCTGTCAAGCATGGCGCCGCGGATCATGTCATCAAGTCTGGTGCGACGTGGCCGTTGTGATCGCACAGATCGCACACAATGACTCACATACACCCCGCTGCTGCTAGTATGACCGTCATGGGATGGAGCAACCTTTTCCGCAAGAAGCCAAAGCCCCGCGCCACCGCATTCCACTACCACATTGGCCCCGTTGAATCCAAGAGGAGGATGGACATGGCTCTTGATCTTTCGTTCACGAATGAGGAGAAGATTCGCGTCTCCGTTACCCCGGTTACTTCGACCGGTCGGCCTGCGCAGCTGGACGGGCCGGTGGCGTTCGAGGTTGTCCTTGGTACCTGCACCATCGAGGCGATCGACGCGACGAGTGCTTACATCGTCTCTGGCGATGACCCCGGCGATTCGTCCGTGCTGGTCAGCGCGGATGCGGACCTCGGCAGTGGCGTGCAGACGATCGCCGACACGATCAGCTGCCACGTCCTCGGCGCGATGGCAACGAACCTTGGTCTGAATGCTGACACGCCGGTGCCTAAGTAACCATGGCGGGCAAGGCAGTCGGTCGCATCACGGGCGGTAAAGGGAAGGTTCGCCGTGCTGGTACCTTCGAATGGGGAGACATCGGCACGGGTGATGTCGTCTACCCTGGCGATCAGACGCGCAACCCATCCGGCGGCGGTCTACGTGTCAAGCAGAAGGGTGGTGACGACACTCCCCAACTCGACGACTCGTTGCAAGAGTATCGCGCACCGCAAGATGATCCCGCCGAACGTGCCGCACGCCGCAAGCGTAGGTAAGTTAGACACTTAGCAACTAGCTACGAAACATCCGGGGGAGGGGGTTCATCGCGAACCTCCTCCCCTTTTCTGTGCGCATTCGCGTTTGGTCTTAAGGGTGCGAGGGTAGGTATCCCGGCGGGTACAACGCACACCACCGACGGCATGTCAGGCAGCCCCGCCGTCGCCCGCACGATATGGTGAATATCCCCCCGTCCGCACCGCTCGCAAGCGTCATACTTGAACAACCGCATAAGAAACACTTCGCAATCATACGCCGTCCAACCCGTCGGCGGTTCGTGGTTCCACATTGTGCATACACCCCCGTTTGGTCCTAGAGGAGTCAATTCGGTCCGATGAACACAACCTACACGGTCCTATGGCTGCTCTGGCTGCTTGGCTTCGTCGTTATCGAAGGCGCCGCCTTGCGTGACAAGCGGCGTGGCGATACCCTCAGCGAACATGTATGGACGTGGTTCTGCATGCGCGGTACCGGCCGCTTCGCCAAACTACGCCGGGTCGCGCTAATCTCGTTCCTAATCTGGCTACTTGTGCATTTCGTGGGCGGGGGTAGACTTGTGTGACTGCGACCGCGCGCGCTCGATCTTGTTGACTGGCATGGGCCACAGCGCGGCAAACGTCTCGTTCGCTACGTAGTAATCCCCTGCGTCCCAATCACTCCTACCCCCACGCCGCATGTTCCTGTCCCCTGCGTCCCGTGCAGCGTCCATAGCCAGCTGATACGTCCGCTCGATTCGTCGCATGGTGTCCTCCGCCATGACACAGCGCCAATACCCCGTCCCGGCCACGATGGCAATTCCATTCAAGGTTCGCACGATTCCCCCGTTCGATGCACGCCGCTACGCGCACCGTAGTTCAAGCGTCCGCCCTTCACGTTGTGCCCGTTCACGCAACTTGTCAAGTAGCCGCATATCGACCTTTCCAGCTGGCACGGTAACCACCAAATTCCCCCGGTAGCCGATTGCTTGCAGATATCGCAACGTCGCCAGCGCGCTGACATCCTTGATCTTGCTACGCCGCATTGCGTTCGTCCTCCATGTTGGATTGAGTAGCGCGCAGCGGATCTCGCACGGTTCGCACGCACCGCTCAAACGCCGCATCGCCCGCCTCGAATCCCCCATGCCGTTCTCGACACGACCAGCGCGCCTCTAGCAGTACACGCTCCCGTCGCGCCTCGCCGTGCCTGTCGCAGTAATCCCCATCGTGGTACTCGACTATGTGATAGCATCGCCCCCCGGCACATGGCTGCCTGTACGTATCTTCGTATGCCAACCACGCCGCTATCTCGTCCGCGTGCTGATAGGTGTAGCGTGGGGGTTGACGTAGCCAATTGTGGGGGTTGCTCATTGGATATGCCCCAAGATAGCCGCCCTAGCCGATCCGCCCACGCCCCACAACGCACGCAGCGCCCTATTCTGCTCTGCACACGCAATCGCCTGTGACGGTTTCATCGGGCCATATTCCTCTGCGATCTCGTCGGGATCGACAGGCCCCTGCCAATCTAAACAACTAAGCACGTCGTACAATCCCGGCTTGTGGTAAGGCTGCATGTCATCATGCACACTCTGCCAAAATGATAATTCGTAATTGCTGTGCGCCGTGTGTAACGCAACCCGCCAATGCTTACCGTGGTGTCCATCACATTTACCATAAGGACAGTGCACGCCGCCTACCGCGGACTTCCCCCACGCCGGACATTTCGGCACGCCTTGTTTAATCTCAACACGCAGTCCGACGATATCTGCCAACCGTGCCGCGTGCTGCTCATAAGACTCGTCGTCGTGCTTTTCGTACTGTGTGCTGTCGCTCATATCAATTTACTCCCCTTTCCCACACTTTACAGGAAATTGTCCCGATATGAATAACATATGATACCGTTCACGCCTTGCAGCTTCCCGACCATACTTCGCGCGAATCACGCGAAGTGCATCAGCAATCAGTTTGCGACCCTGCGCGCGGTCACCCCCGTAACTACCAAAGGCGACTAGATGATTGCATGCCTTTTGGTAGGCTTCTAGCCAGTACATCCCTACTCCCCCCTCGCCTTGCGGATGATTGCGTGTACACGCTCGCGCATTGGTTTGTCTGCTCCTGTCGCATACCGTTCCGTAGGCATATCCTGTAGCATAAGGAGTACGTCTTCCAACGCCTCCAACATATCCGGCGCGGCGGCGATTAGGCGGGCGTTTGCGTCTAGTTCCGTAGGAGAGTCAAAACTCCATTTTCCTGTTTTCGGTTCTGTCCCATAGGTTAAGTAGAACGTCCCGCTTCGTGTGCGTAGCGTTCTGCCAGCCTCTAGCTCCCAAGGCCCCGGTGTGTGTTTATTCATCGCTTCTCTCCCATTACCATCTCTTCCAACGTATCCGGCACCACACTAGGCGTGAACGAACGCATCGCATAGTCCCTCAGTTGCTCGACCAATTCCCCCGCGCACAGGTCGCAGATTGGCGATTCAACCCGCTCCCCCTCGTGATCCAGATACACCCATTGCGCAATCGCCTCACCGTGGGTGAGGATGTTGATGCGGCAGCATGAACAGGTGACCGCACTATGCACGCTCATCAGACACCTCCTCCACATCAAACGTCACGCTATCCAACGCGACCCATGCGCTCACCTGCCGCCCATCCACAATCTTGATGATCGTGCCGCCAAAATTGGTCTTGGCGTCGATTACCTCAACCGCCGCGCTCAGCACGATTCCGCAACGGTGGCGCAGACTCAACGTCCCGCGCCGTCCCTTCAAGCTAGCCAGCTGGTCTATGTGGTTCATCGATCGGTTCACTCCTTATCCCGTAGCGGCGTCTTTAGCACACGCTGAATAACCATATCGGGGTGATCGCAGCCACAAGCGCCGCACTTGGGAAACTCAAACACCTTAACTTCGTAACCAAACCTTACGTTGGAGTCGTAAGACTGACCACAAGAGAGGCAATCAACATGTATTCGCACGAGTACACCCTTCCTTCCTTGAATGACGTTACGCCGTGAATGTACGTCATGGCGCATCGTCGTGCAAGCCCCCGCCTCACATTTAACACTCCTTTCGCCTCCCCTACGCCTGCCGGTATAATGCCGCCCGTTCATGGCTAGGCACCACGAAAAAGGTTGATATTTCGTCACGCTCGATAACCACAATCATACTTGGCACGAATCTTGCGGCTGTGTTGGCGTGGGGAGGGGAAAGTTTAGCCCACTCAAAACCCGACGCCTATTCCAGCCTTTTCGCATATGGGATGTGATGATGCTGCATATGCGTGTTGTGGTATGGCGCATATGTGTTATGTGCGCTGCAACGCAGCGTGCCATGCTGTGTGCGGTGCGGCAGCTGAGGCGAAAGCGCGCGATTACCGCGGTCGATTGGGGGCGAAAGTAGCATAACGGGGGTGAGCGCGCCACGTCAAGCTAATCACGCTCATCGAGTTGACATACTAGATGTTATCGGACCTTGCTTTCGCTGCCGTGTGTGCGGGGCGGTGGGGGGAGCACGCATGATGTAGGTAATGTAACCTATCGCGTTGGTTGGTAGCTCGTCCCACCATCACACCCCTAGACTACACAACTGCAACGCCCCAGGATGCCCCAGGATCGACGATCGGGGGCGCGTCCATACCTAGACACCCCTGGATTCGATGCGTGCCTGTATCCCCTGCGCTCCCACGCATACCACCATCCCACCCCTCAGCTCGCCACCCACCCCGTCACAACCCGCGCGCACACAAGAGGGGGTGGGGACCCCCTTACCGCACGCGCCTACCCCCCGGGTAACACCCCTACCAACCGCCATATGTTCAGGACTTTCGGGTTGGTATGGGTGCGTGTGGTGATCGGCGCGCAGGGCAACCCCACGTGGCGGGGGTCGCACGTTGGCGGGCTGGCGTGTGTCTATAGGGAAAGGTGCGGCAGGTGTGCGCTGGTGGGAATGTAGACCCCCACCGCCCCGATAGTCAAGTGGTTCGTGACGGCCACCAGCACAATCTGGCAATATCACCAGGGGTTGTTGGCGATAGGGGCGCCGATATCCCATCCACCCACTATGCCTCCGAAAACGCCGCGCAGGGGCGTTCTTCGCCCCGAGCACATACGGCGCACCTCCTACCAGCACATCCCCCACACACAGAACTGGCACGCTCCTTGCAATCTGTAACTGTTTGTGTTACTGTTTGGGTATCGTGGCTGATACCCCCGTCCCCCCGCCGAAGCCGGTCCGTCTCAAGAAGGACGGCACTCCCTACGCGAAACTAGGACGCAAACCCAACCCGCCCGTACTCGCCAAGGATCTCGAAGCGCTCAACGCCGCCATGGTCCCCAAGTACGGGGACGTGATCGACCGCACCAACCGCGATGCCGTCCTCAAGAAGACACCCTCGATCAAGCAATTGCAGACGGACGCCGAATTCACGGACATCGCACTACGAGTGCTAGCAGGCCAAACCCCCCTTGAGATCGCCACTATCCGCGGGGTGAAGGTCCAGTACATACGCACCCGGTTGCGTGATCCCCGCCTACAAGCTGTCTACCTGCGTGAACGTGATAAGCACGCGGCCGATGTGTCTGGTGCGCTGCGGGATGAGAAGCTCCCCACCGTCATCCGCAAGCGTGCGCTCGTAACCCGCGGCCAGACCGTCATCGGCGAGGTGCTCGATCAGGTTCGCACCCACATCGCCGAGCATAGCGGCAACGTCAAGGCGGCGATATTGAAAGCTGGCATCGAAGCTGCCAACGTTGCCTTCAACCACGAGGGGATGGAACGCAACGCCGGTGGCTCCTCCCCCGACGCCAACTTCAAGATCCAAGCCGACAAGGCCATCGTCATCAACCAGATGGTTGCCGAAGCGGACATCGACATCAGCGATTTGTTCACGCCGCCCGATACCGATGACCCTCTTGGCGACGGCGACACCTCCCCCGCAGTCATCGACGTTACCCCCGAACCTGCGAACGACAACGATGCCCCGTCCTAAGCGCATCCCCAACAAGGGCACCGTCCGCACGTGGGCGGAGATCGCCGACACGCTCAACGAGGATAACTACATCCTCGCCGAGTACCTCGGCATCCCCGACAACGAGGTAGTGGAGTACGAGGCGCGGACTGTACAGACCATCGGACGGCGCGCACTTGCCAAGTTACGCACCGAACTCGCCAAGCACGGCATCGACGAGCACACCGTCGCACAGATCCTCCACGATCGTGACGCACACTCCCCCCTCGCCCCGCCCGCCAGCGATGCCATCACCGACGTAGTCGCCAACCCCGAAGACGACGATCTCGGCAAGATCAGCCTTAAGAAAGTCCGCCGCTAGCACGCCATGAAGGATCTCAACAAAGCCGATATCGAAGCCATCATTCTCAGCGAGAGTTGGGAAGTGCGGGCCACCTTGCGCGCCATGGTCCGCCGCTCCCTCTACCTCACCGCCAAGATGCTCGTCAGCTACAACGAGCCCCGCAACACGATGACCGCGGAGGTATTCAAAGAGCGGCAGGACTGGCTGCAATGGATCGTATGTGAGAAGAAGCGCGGGCTGCTAGAGGATCCCCGCAGCTACGTGAAAACGACCGGCAGCACCCGCACCATCCCCGTGTGGTGCAGCATCCAACGTGGCGACGACCGCTATGACCACCCCAACGAACTCGCCCGCATCGATGCATTCCTCATGCAGCACCCGCACCTCAAGGGCACGGATATGCGGCTTGCGATCGCGGGCGACACGAAGAAAGCCGCTACTCGTTTCACCGGTGCAGTACGCCGCTTCTACCTCACCAACCCCTTCTTCCGCTTCCTCTTCCCCGAGTTGAATTGGGAGAATCCACTTCGCACCGACTACGGCTCCTTCAACGACGAGGAGATGTATCTACCAGGGCGGTTGCAGCCGGAGTTACCTGGCGCCTTCCTCACCGCATTCGGCACCGAGACCGCCATCGTCGGCGGCCGCCTCGACGGGCTCATCGTCAGCGATCTTGTCGGCGATCACAACTGGCGTAGCAGTGGCGAAATGAACCGGCTCCGCGACTGGTTGAAGACCGCACCGGCGCTCTTGTCGCACAGAGACCCCCGACAGCCCTACGGCGGCTTCGTACTCGTCGAGGAAAACCGATGGACGCTCGATGATGTCAATTCTCTTATCCACAACGAGTACACCGAATGGGACATCTGGCGCCGTGGTGTTTTTCGTTGCTACGTGCATGGCGTTGGCAATTGTGGTCGCTGGGGTTCTGACGAGACTAAGGATTGTGCGCCGACGGAACAGTCGCTATGGCCGGAAGGTCCGTACCGCGACGCCGAAGCACTCGCTCGCCTACGACAAGAAGAAGGCGAAGCGATCTTCTGTAACCCCGGTGAAGCGCCAATCCTGATGTCTGATTGGACACAGCGGCGTTTAGATGAAGTCAAAGTCGGTGATGAGGTGGTGGGGTTTGAGCCTGTCGCCACAGGAAAGCGGGCGAAGCTTGTCAAGGCTACCGTGTTGGCTGTCGGATCGCGCGTCGCACCGGTCGTTAAAGTCACCTTCAGTGACGGCTCCGTAATCCGCTGCACTCCCGAACACAAGTTCTACACCGGACGCTTACCAGATAAGGGTAGTAGCCAGACCGCACGCAAGCTGTATGACGTACCGCGTGCCGGTCGTCGTTTCGTTCGCGTTGTCAACGACTGGCTAAATGAGACCGACAACTCCGAGTGGCATTACCTAGCGGGCATTCTTGATGGCGAAGGTTCCCTTAAGCACACCAACATCACCATCACACAGGTTGAGGAAGTCAACGGCTGCGTGGTCGAGCGAATTGATCGGTGCTTGTCTGCACTTAAGATTCCGCATCTCCGTAAGAAGTATAAACGGACTGATGACAAGACATGGCGTAACGGTCAAAACGTACCGCTAACTTGGGTGCTTAACTCAGACCGTGACTTCATGTCACGCCTACTCACACGCACGGCCATCGGTAAGAAACAGCAAATTGTTGATCGGATGTGGAAGCATCCCGGACGACTTGGTTTGCGTAAAGAGGGCCAACAAAATGGCCGAATCAAGGTCACGAGCATCGAGCCCGCGGGTGTGGAGCGTGTCTATGCGCTTTGCACGACTTCAGGTAACTATGTCGTTTGGGGTATCGCTTCATCCAACTCGGCTCAACGTCTCAACGACCCCACCCAAGCCAGCGAACTCAAAGTCGATAAGATCCGCGACTTCAAACTCGACATCTGCCCAGTTACGACAAATGGTCGCACAAATCGAGAGTGGTGTGTCCTCCTTAATGGGGAAGGAGGAGAAGAGGTTCTCCCACTTTCACAACTTGAACCCCACATCATCTCCATCGACCCCGCCACTTCACAAGAAGCAACCTCGGCCCGCACGTCGATCAGCTGGTTCGCCTACGACCGGCCGACGCGGCGCCGGTTCACGATCTCGGTAAGGGCGGACCGTTTTGGCCCCGATGAATCCGTCTGGCAAGTCATGGACATGCTAGACGAGATGGACGAGAAGATCCCCGGCAAGGTGCGCAAGATGGTGATTGAGAAGGTTGCGGCGCAGAGTTACATGGCGGTCGCGATCAAGCATGCCGCCGGTATGACACGTGATGGCGTCCGTAAGAAACGCCGCACCCTGCCCCCCATCGAAATGATCCCCCCTGCGAAGGGCACATCCAAGCTGGATCGTATCAAACGTCGTGTGGGGAATGTGATTGGACAGGGGTTGTTGTATGTACGTGCCGGACTTCAACTCCCGCTGCATGAAGTGCGACATTTTCCAAGTGGCACCCTCGACTGGCTCGACACGCTCGCACAAGCCGAGGAAGTCTTCCTGAACCAATCCGACGGCGGCATCGATGCACAGACCGCCGCCCGCCGCGCACATCGCGCCCTACGCCTCGCCACCTCCGGCGTAACTGGCACCGGCATCTAGGAGACGTGAATGGCTGACGAGAAAGATCCGCTTGAAGAGATGCAGCATACGCCCCTCCTGGTGCTGCCGGATAAGGTTCACAAGCAACTAACTGCGTGGTTACGTGCATACATCCCGACACTTCGTATGAATCGGGATAAAAACGACAATATCAAAGACCGCATTGCAACGTGGCATTCAACGTTACGAGGCGTGCGGCGTGTACCGCCGTTTCGACGCGGTGTCAGTAATCTCAGCACGCCGCTTACACTGTGGGCATCGGCAGCGATTCGTGCGCGTATTCGACAGGCGGTGCTTGAGAGTAAGCCGGTCCTTGCCGCTCTCCCCCTCAAGTCGGCCAGTGACAGCGGGGTGGATCTCAACCGCCTCGCCACCGCCTACAGTCGCGTCTTTCAAGCTGAGTTCGACAGCCCCAACGGCCTCGACGGCGCCACCGCAGTCGAGAAAGCCATCAACGAGGTGGTCAATCTCGGCACCGCGGGCATCAAGGTCTATGAAGAGATCACCCCGCCGTGCTATGTGCTCGACGCGAACGGCGTCCCCACGCTGGTACCGTCGAAGAGCCGCGTCAAGTGGGACTTCATCGCCTTCCAAGATCTCATCTATGTCGATGGCTACGGCGACGACACGCAGGCGATGCCTCTATGCGGTCATGAATACGACATCACATGGGGCGAGATGGAGATTTGGCGAGCGGCGAAACAGTTCTACCCCAACGTACTCGACCGCGTGAAAGCCCACTACAACCCCGGGCACACGACGATGGCCTCCCTCCCCTACGACGACATGCCCGCGAAGTTGAAGACGCACCGTGTCGCCGAGTTGCACCTGCGCTACTGCATTGACGACCCCGATGCGCGTGATTACACCGGTTACCCCACCGCGCTTGTACTTACGTGGCACGTAGAGGCTGGCGAACTGTTACGCTGCGTGCGTAGTCCCATCCCCGGCGGCATCAAGCCCATCTTCCTCGCACGTCTCGACGATGAACCCGACCCGACGAAGGCGCGCGGACAGGGCGTCTGCGAGAAGCTAGAAGGCGCGCAGGAAGAGACCGACGTAATCCACAACCTCGGCATCGAGGCTGCGAAGCGTGCAACCGCCCACGCCGTCATGATTAAAGAGGGTTCCAACGCCGCCAAGGAATTCGGCGACGCTGGCATGTCGGTCAACCCTGGCGATGTCGCCGTCACCGAAGATCCCAAAGAGGATCTCGTGCTGAAACCCCTCGGCGATCCCCGCGGCAGCGAAGTCGCGCTCATGCAGGAGGGGAATACCAAACAGTATGTCTTCCGCATCCTCGGGCTCGATGAGGGCTCCTTCGGACAGGTGGAGACCGGTAAGCGCGTACCTGCCTCCCTCGGCATCTCCATCCAGCGCGAAGGCCGCACCCTCGTCATCAACTCGATCAAGAGTTTCGCCAAGACACTCAAGCAAGGGGCGTATCTGACGGGTGATCTGTGGAAGCGCCGCCCACCAATCGAGTCGATTGCCGCGGTTCTCCCCCTCGATGAAGCCATGCTCATGGCCGATATGGTGTTCACCCCCAGTGAGACCACCACGCGGCAGCAGTTCGTGCTCACCATCAACGCGCAGGATGCGGCGAGCGCGATGGAATCCCGCAAGCAGGAATTGCTGATGATTAATCAGTTCTTGATGGGATACACGGACAAGCTTTTACAGTATGCGATGATGGCCCTTCAACTCCCGCCGCCGCTTCAGTCCGCACTCATGAGCGTGCTACAGAAAGTAGAGAACGGCGTCAAGGCGATGTTGAACACCATCGACAGCATTGCCAACCCCGCGGATGTGCTGCCACAGGTTGCTGAGTTAGAGCGCGCCCTCGCCGAAGTCGCCCCCATGATGCAGCAGGCCCAACAGCAGCAGATGATGATGCAGGCTATGGGCGGCGGGGGTGGGGAGCAGAACGCCGCATGAGCATGTTGGATAGCTTCATCCCCCGCTCTGGCCGCATGCTGATCCATCGCCACCATCTCCCAACCGGCGAGCCGATCATGGTCAATGGCGTGTGGATTCCAGAGCGACGACGTGAAGCGTTCGCTGTCGCCGCGACGGTGCTACGTGTCGCACCTGATGTGGATGACATCCACCCCGGCGACGACGTATGGATCCCCGAATTCGCTGGCCTCCCCATCTATGACGGCGAAGTTGAAACTGCCTACTTCGTCATCGGCAGCGGGGATGTGCTGGCCGTATGTGAGACCGCAGATGTGGAAGCAGCTGACTCGCGCTGAACTCTCCGACTGCCACAGTCAAGCCTACGACTTCCTCGATAGCCAACTGTGGCAGGAGATTCGGGGGGAGATCCAGTCGCGGGTAGGTGCCGCCGAACACACGTTGCGAAACAGCACCGACATCGCCGAGATCCGCCATGCACAGGGCGTCATCGCAGGCGCCAACCTACTTGAGACGACACTGTACGCCTTCGCCCGTTACGCAAAGAAGCGTCTCGGCGATGCGGCCGATTGATTGTCATGCACCACCGTGCCACCACAATGAATCACAAATCCACACCGAGTGCTAATCTTGACCCCGGCACTCCTTTGTGCTAGGAGCCATATGCCCGACGAGACTAAGGAAACTCCCGCTCCCACCGTAGATGCGAACCTTGAGACCATCAAGGAGATCGCCGCCAACCAGAAGAAGGTCACCGAAGCGTTCATGCAGGAACTTGCGGCGCAGCGGTCGTCCAGCACACCTGTCGCCGTCGGTGACCCCGCCGCCGAGTTCGACAAGCTTAAGACGGAGTGCGACGCACTGATCGCCGACGGTCACGGTACGGAAGCGATGGCCAAGTTCGCCGCCCACTTCCAGAAGCAGCAGCCTTCGGTAGACCCGACCACCCTCCCCGCCTACAAGCACATGGTTGAGACGACTCGTCGGGATGTGCGCGCCGACAACAAGGCTGTGTTCGACCGCTGGGGCGCCGAGGTATCCGCCATCGTTGATAAGCTCCCCCCTGAGAAGCGGCTGTTGCATGACGAGTGGGAGGACGCCGTTCGGCGCGTCCGCGGCAATCACCTAGACGAGATCATCGCCGAGCAGGAGAAGGAAGCCCGCGCCCGCATCGAGGAGGAGTACAAGAACCGGCTCGCCCCTCTCGCTGGCGGCTCCCGTGGCGGCAGCAACTACACTGGCGACAACGAGGACGCCGCTATCGCAGCCGTACTTGGTGTCTCCCCCGAACACTACACCGCCAGCAAGAAGGCCGTCGAGGACTACCACGGCAGCCCCGACTTTTTCGAAGGCAAGGGCTATCCCCTCTTCGATGAACGCCTCCCCCGCTCCACCAGCCCCGGCGCCCGCGTCATCAAGAAGGGGGCGTTCTGATGAACGTCAGCGACAAGGACATCTTCTACATCCCCAACGCGCCTGGCGGTATCTGGAAAGAGAAGGGCCTGTACCTCCGCTGGATCGGCATGTCCGCCCGCAACCTGCGTCTCAAGACGATGAATACCAGCGGCTACCCCGGCTATCGCCTCTTCGGCGGCGAGGGGAAGGAAAAGACCATGGAGACCCTCCGCGAACTCGGTCTCCCCGATGCCTACTACAACAGCACCATGGATCGCATCACCGCGGCCGATGGCCCCGACGGCCTCATCCTCGGCTACATCCCACTTCAAGAGCGCGCCGCCCGCGAAGAGGCCATTCGCAAGGCCGCTGCCGAGCGTCTCGAAGGCATCGACGACGCCTACATGGCGCGTATGGAAGGCATCCGCGGCGTCCGCGCCCGCAAGTGGGACATGGACGAGTACGAAGATCGCAAAGAGCACGCTAACCGCACTAACACCAGCACCAACCGCGTTGGCTACACAGGAGCCCGACGCACGTAATTCGTAACAGGGAGGATGGGAGATGCCGTCTACCGTTCTGAGTGGCAGTTTCAGCAACCATCTCGCCCCCGGGCTCCGCTCCATCATCGGTGCGAAGCTTGGCGGGCGCGAGAGCTACTACAGCCGACTGTACAACGTTGGCACCTCGATGAAGAAGTACGAGGATTACCTCGCTGCGGCGGGTCTCCCCATCGCCACCGAGAAGCCCGAGACGCAGGACATTCAGACCGTCTCGCCTCTTGAGGGGAACACCAAGCGGCTCACCCACAAGACCTATGCCATCGGCGCTGAGGTGTCGATGGAGGCGTGGGACGATGATCTGTACAAGGGCGGGCCGGGCAGCGTCGATTTCTTC